TCTGGCACACCAAAGGAGGGAATGTGCCAATAGATAATTTTAACCATGCTATTGATGCTATTAGGTACGCATTTGATGATTTAGATAGAGAGCCAATTTTCATTGGTTAGCATTTATTTAGAATCATTATAAATAAAATTGTATTTTTGTAAGATATATTTCTAAAATTAATGAGTTTTCAAACTTGGTTAGGGGGTAAATTAGGGTTAACAACAACAGATAGGCAGGCTGTTTGGAAGTTGTTTGGCAGTTTTAATGCCAATAAACTAGCAATGAACCCTACAAATTTACTGCAACAAGGGTATGAATCAAATGTTGATGTTTACTCTGTTATCAAAAAGATAGTTGATGTTACCAACTCAGTACCCTATGTAATAGAAAAGCAAACTGCTGATGGATGGGAGGAGGTATTAGATACTGAATTACACGAGCTAATGGAGAACCCAAACAAAGGAAAGGGTTACACATGGCAGGATATTGAGGAGCAATTATTAACCTATTTACTAGCTAATGGTAATGGTTATCTATTAGGAGAAACTGGATTGTTTGGTAATAAGTTTGCAGAGGTTGATGTATTACCGTCTCCTTTTGTTTGTGCTACTACTGGAAATGATTTCTTTTTACCTAATGCAAGGTATCAATTTGAGTTAAACACTACTAAGAGGGTTTATGATTCAGAGGAGATTGAGCATATTAAGTTATTTAACCCAGCTTATACAAGCGTACAAGAGAGCTTTGATGGCTTGTCAATCATTCAAGTAGCATCAAGGGCGGTGCAAGTTGGTAATGATAGATGGGATGCTGATGCTGCATTGTTACAGAATAGAGGTGCGGTTGGTTTGATTACTGATAAGAGTAACCGACCAATGACAAATACAGAGGCACAGGCAATGCAGGATAAATGGAATACAGATACAGGAGGAACTCATAACTTTGGTAAAATCAAGGTAACTAATGCTGATTTGAATTATATTCAGATGGCAATGAGTTCAACTGATTTGCAATTAGTTGAGAAAGGTGTTATAAACCTTAGAGCAATTTGTAATGTGTTTGGGTTAGATTCTAGCCTATTTAATGATCCTGCAAATAAGACATTTAACAACAGAAAAGAGGCAGAGAAAGCATTATACACTAATGCGATCATTCCAATAGCAGAAAAGATTGAAGCAAAACACAATCAATACCTAGTTAAAAACATATTTCCAGAGGGCGGTTATAGACTGAGGAGAGATTTTAATAGTGTTGAGGCATTGCAATCTGATCAAAAATTAGAGGCAGAGAAAGACAAGATAGTAGTGGAGGGCATTAATACGGTGTTAGGTATGCCAACAAGCAATGAGGCGAAAGCAGAAATATTAAAAGAAACTTACAACATATCAGAGGAGCTTGCAAAATCTTTAGTTGCAGCACCGAATGATAATACAGATACGATATGAACGGATTTCAAACAAAATCAATAGAGCTTAGTGTTAAGGATATTGATACAGCAGGCAGGAGAGTGAAAGTTGCCTTATCTGCATTTGGCAATGTTGATGCTGATGGGGATATAATAACCAGAGGAGCATTTGCAAAATCAATTAAGGAGAGAGGGCATGAAAGCCAATCAAACAGAAAGATAAAGTTTCTTAGATACCATGATTTTGAGCATGAGATTGGAGTGTGGAAACACTTAGAGGAAACACATGAGCATTTAATAGGCATTGGAGATTTAGGTAGATCAACAAAAGGTGATGATGCTTTTTTAGATTACCAGGATGGAATAATAACAGAGCATAGTATAGGATTTATCTCTATTCCAGATAAAATTAAGGTTAGAGAGGATGGTTTAACAGAGCTTAACGAGGTGTTTTTAATGGAGGGGAGTGCAGTTACATTTGGAGCTAACTCAGAAACTCCAGTATTTAGCGTTTCTGGTAAAGATTTACACTCTCCAGAATTGATTGAGAAATATTTAAACAGACTAAACAAGAAAATGGAGGGCTGCATAACAGCTCTGAAAAACGGTAAGGGAACAGATGAGAGATTGTTTACCATTGAGAGCCAATTAACAGTAATACAAAAGCAATATAATTCACTTATTAAATTCGAGCCGAAAGCGGATGAAAACCTTTCACTTGGTGCTGATGAGCCGAATGAATCAATTAATAATCATAAACAATTTTATTTAAATCAATTAACAAAATGAAAAATTTTAATTCATTCTTAGAGGCTAAAGGAATTAGCACTGAGGATTTCAAAGGAAAAACTGCTGAGGATATGGCAGTATTGTACAATGAGTACAATGAAAAAACAAGAACAGATTTAGCCGCTGCAATCGAAGCAAAAGCAACAAAAGAGGATATTGATTCTCTTAAATCTGAGTTAGAAAACAATAGAGTAGAGCAAAGCAAAGCTCTTAATGCTGCATTAAAAGAGTATGGAGTTGCTATTAAAAAACTAACTGAGAGAGAAAAAGATGCAAAAGCTGGTGAGGTTGATTCTATTGCTAAAGGATTAGAAGCAAACAAAGAGACTTTGGCTAAGATGAAAGATGATAAATCTGCATCTATTAACTTTAAGGCTGCTGCTGATATGTTAATCTCTACAAATGTATCTGGTGGAAATGTACCAGTTGAGCAAAGATTAGCAGGAATGAGTGCATTAGCATCTCGTCAAGTTAGATTGCTTGATATTGTTTCAAGAGGAACTGCTGAGAGCAATGTTATCTCATGGGTATCACAAGCAAACAAAGATGGTGCTGCTGGTGGAACTGCTGAGGGTGCTTTAAAAAACCAAATAGATTTTGATCTAGTTGTTGCATCTGAGACTGTTAAGAAAAGAACAGCATTTATCAAAGTATCTGATGAGATGGTAGAAGATATTTCCTTCATGACTTCTGAAATTAACAATGAGTTAATGAGAGAGTTATTGAAAGATGTTGAGAACCAAGTTTATCAAGGTAATGGAACAGGAACAAACTTAAACGGTATTAAAACTGTTGCTACTGCATTTGCTGCTGGTTCTTTCGCTGGTACTGTTGACAATGCGAACATTGTTGATGTATTAAGAGTTGCAATCAACCAAGTTAAGATAGCTGATCAGGCTGCTCCTAACTATGCGTTAATGCACCCATCTGATGTTACTAGCCTTAAAATGGTTAAAGTTGGTTCTACTGATGATAGATACATTGATCAATTACAAATGGTTGCTGGTCAACTTTCTTTGGATGGTGTTAATATCATTGAATCTACTTTAGTAACTCAGGATGAGTACTTAGTTGGAGCGTTCAACTTGGCTACTGTTTATGACAAAGGTTCAATCTCTATTGAGGTTGGTTTAGATAGTGATGATTTCACTAAAAACCTTAGAACGGTTAGAGCTGAGTGGAGAGGTGTTTGTATCGTTAAAACTAATGATAGAGGATCTTTCGTAACTGGAGACTTTACAACTGATAAAGGAGCAATCGAAACTCCATAACAAGAGTTAAACTACCTTTAGCCTGTGCAGAGATGCACGGGCTTTTGGTGGTAAAAGACATTAAGTTATGGCAAAGAAGAAAGGAAACAAAAAAGCGGTTGAGAACAAACCAAGCAACAAAGCTGAGAAGATTGTAACAGAGAACAAAGTAGAGGCTAAAGCACCAGAAAAATACAACGGTTATATTGTTATGGGCGGCATGGTTATCAAAATGTCTGAGGCAAAAGCTAGATTATTAGTAAAACAAGGCAAAGCGAAATTTAAATAATGGCAATAATACAGGAATCAGATTTTACAGGGGAATATAAAATAGCGAAAGACTGTTATAATAACCTTGATTCATACATTGAAAAGTATGAAAATCAGTTGCTTGTGCAGTTGTTAGGAGCAGAATTGTATGATTTATTCATTGCAGATTTAACCCCTATAACACCACAAGTACCACAAGATGTTAGATTCCTTGCTATATTTAATTCATTTAACCTAGATGATGGTAACTGTTTACTAACCTCAGAGGGCATTAAAACAATGCTAATACAATATGTTTATTTCTTTATACTTAGAGATAATCTAAACGTTAAAACGGCAACAGGAACAGTTAGGATGCAGAATGAAAATAGCTCTGCACCTAGTTATAATAACTTTAATTTAGTAGAGGCTTATAATTCATCTATTACCAATTACAAGGCGGTGCAATGGTATATCTGTGATAACTCAGATACCTATCCAGAATACAACGGGCAATTCCAAGATTTTATTAATGGGATATGAGAAACACAATCCTATTAGATAATATTAGTGCTGATGCTCAACAGGTTTCTGGAGGGGTGAACTTTGATAAGCGTGTTGAATGGAAGTTGAATCTTGTTTCATCTGGATTAGATGGCACTCCAAAAATATTTATAGAGGAGAGTTATACAGGGAGCAAATGCACTCCACCAACAACATGGACTGTTTACAAGGCGGCTTGCTCTACTGATGGGAGTTTTGATGTTGATGATAATTCAATATCTATTGAAAAGAATGATTTTAAATTGAATTGGTTTAGAATTAGATTTGAGCCAAACGGAAATACAACAGGAAACATTACAGCGACACTACATTATAAAACATTCCCTTGATGAAAAGTTACGACCTAGATAAGATAATATCTGCTTGTGATTTAGAGAATGTATTACAAGCTGGAAGCAACATAACCATCACAAAGGTTGATGATTGTTCTTTGGTAATATCTAGCACAGGAACGGGTGGAACTTCTAACGGGATTAAATGGCATTTAATAAGCGGTGATGATATAACTGTATCACAATACTTTCAGTATCATGTATCGCATAAATTCCAGATTGACAACAATGCAAAATTCACTATAAGTAATGATGCTCAGTTAGTCGTACATGATGGAGAAATTTGTAACTTTGGAGAGATTATTAACAACGGTGAGATAATACAAACATGAGTACAGCAAGTACATACGTAGTTAATTTGGTTGATGAGAGTGGCATTACTAATGCACCCTCTGGAACTTATAGAGCATTTATAAACCTATCTGGAGTATGGAGAAAGGTTGATGATGCTGGAAACATCACAGACATAAGTGCAGCAGATTTTAATGATAAGGTTAAAATAAGCGCACTAGATACAACAGAGGGTTTTTTAGAGGATAAAGTAACAGCAACGGTTAACAAGATTGCTATTACAAAGATCAATCCAGGAGCAAATGAGCAATTTGTTATCAATATTGGCACAGATGTTTTTGATAAAACCTCTGATAGCACTACGAATGTAACAGAGGGATCTAATTTATATTATACAGAGTTAAGAGTATCAAGCAATGTAGATGTAGCCGCTAACACAGCAGCAAGGCATACACACCCAAACAAGGCGCTTTTAGACACTTACACACAAACAGAGGTTGATTTAGCCGATGCAGTAGCAAAGAAACATGATGCAGCTACCGTTACAGATAGTTCTAACATTGATTTAAGCATAACAGGTCAAGAGATAACAGCCGATTTGATAAATACAGCAGTAACAGCAGGAAGCTACACAAATGCAAATATAACTGTTGATGGTAAAGGTAGGTTAACATCTGCCAGCAACGGAACGCCTATTTTATCTTTCTCTGTTGATTTAGATAGTGCTGAGGCTACTGTAACAAGAGTTGTTGCAGGAGGTAGAACAACTTTTACTGTTACTCACTCGTTAAATACATTAGACTTGAAACCAGAGGTATTTAGGTTGTCTGACGGGCGCACTGTTGGATGGAGAGTTGAGAGAACTGGAGTTAATACAGTAGAGGTTAGTAGGAATGGAAATGTTGCAAATGGATTATTTAGAATGGTGATATGAGCATGGAATTAATACCTATAAGTTTAACACAAACAGAGATTGATGCAATCACATCTCCAGAAAACGGCTCAATAGTATTTAACTCTACTGCTAATGTATTGCAAGCGTTTAACGGTACATCATGGGAGGATTCAAGTTTATCTGATACAGCAGTAACAGCAGGGAGTTATACTAATGCAAATATAACTGTTGATCAAAAGGGGAGGGTTACAGCAGCCTCAAATGGATCTGGAGGAACTTCTGTTGAGTATTACAATGATGCTGATGCAGAAACAGATAACAATTCAACAGCATGGCAGGCGAAGGTTAATCTAGGGTTCACGCCAACAGCAGGAGACTACTTGCTGCAATGGAGTTGTGATATTGGTAATGACGAGAGGAAAAAAACAGATTGCAAAGCTAGGATTTATGATTCATTAGGAGGTACTTTTGATATTGTGTTATCTCAGATTAGAGTAAAACCAGAAACTAATGACACTTTTTACTCAATGAGTGGATTTAAAAAAATGACTTTAACAAATATTTACCACGTTTTTGAGATAGACTTTAAAAAAGGCGAGAACAACGGGGAGGCTCTTTGTAGAAACGCAAGATTAAGAGTGTTTAAATTGTAACAATGGGAGTTTTAGGCAGATATAATTATTACAACGAGAGTACCCAAACCTATGATGCAGGGCAAACAGCTAAAGAGCCTTATATCTTTGAGGATACTTTACCATCTGATTATACAGATATAACAAGCATTGAGAATGTTAATCTATTTGCTAGGGCGGCTGGAGTTGATTACTTAGGTGAGAGAAGCTGGATAAAAGATTTATTTTATGATCCAACTAAAGGATGGGCAAACTGCACTGATGCAGAAAAAGATTTGATTATACTATACAGTATTTTTATGGATCAAGATGATCCTAATGCTAGTTCTTACAAGATAAATCACTTAATGTCTGTTAATGGGTTAAACATGGATGATTCAAAAGGGTATCTTAGGCACTCGTTTGCAGAGGATCATGTATTGGTTGCTGATTCGTGTAACAGCAGATCAAAATCATTAAGGCTTTATGAGATTGTTGCAGAGTATTTATCTAATGATGATGCTTTGGACTTCAAAAAGACTATTAGAGAGCTTTTAACTGATTACAGAGAGGATGCTTTAATGGGTACTCAGTACAGCACAACCACAACTGAGAGTGGCATAATGGATTACATAAAATCAGAGATTGGTTCTGAGTATGAAAATACTGGACTAGCCTCAAAGATGTACACAATGCAAAATGGTGATGCTGATTCAACCAATTTAATTAATGATATATCTGATTTATTTGCAGATAACTATAAATTTACAGCCTAATGAGTGTTATAATAGAATCATCTTTTGTTGAAATGTCATGGAGGCTTGCTTTTGCAGGTAAAGAGGTTAATTATAATGGGGAATGGGTTGTAATTAAAGACATTGATTTTGAACCTAGAACAAGGCAATTAACAGTAGAAACGGAGTGTGGAAAGCAATTTCTAGCGCTAAAGGATGATCCTTTTGAATGGAAATACACGGAAAGCGTACAAAGAAAAAAACCTACTCACAAAAGAATGAGAAGAAGAAGAAAAAACCAGTGATTTATGGGATTTATTTTAATGATAATAGCATGGTTAATGATAATTATTTGCTCCCCAATTGGATTTTTTTGGGCGGCTTTTAAACAACCAGTTAAATATTTTTTCAAGATAGCAGTTTCATTGGATCAACTAGGTAATGTTATCTGTTGTGAGGTGTTAAATGCTTGGATGTTAAAAGATAATGCTACTGATTTCTTTGGTAATCCAGATGAAACGGTATCAAGTGTATTAGGTAAGAACAAGTTAAACCAATCTTTAAGCAGATTCGGTATAATTATAGACAAGATATTAAACAAGTTAGATGATAATCACTCAATTAAAGCAATAGAGGAGGATGAGGAACACCCACAACATAGTAGAAACTGTTGATATTGTTAGGAGTTTAGTTTCTGAGCTAAACAGAACTATCAATATAGATTCTATTGTTGATAACTTAGATGGTACTTATACTGTTGAAACTTGCGATACTTACTACCTG